AACATCAACCACAACCGGACCGGGACGGCCGCTGGCGGCAATTTGGAATGCTTTCTTGATGGTCTCGGCAAGCTCGTTGACATCGGTTACCAAGAAATTATGTTTGACGCATGGACGGGTAATGCCGACCGTATCCACCTCTTGAAACGCATCCGTACCGATAAGCGAATTGCCGACTTGTCCGCTGATAACCACCATCGGAATCGAATCGCTGTATGCAGTGGCAATGCCGGTCAGCGCATTGGTAACACCCGGACCGGAAGTAACCAGCGCGACACCGACTTTACCGCTGACGCGCGCATACGCATCTGCCGCGTGTACCGCCGCCTGCTCGTGTCGGGTCAGAATGTGCTTGAATTTATTGAGTTGGAAAATAGCATCGTAGATTTCGATGACTGCGCCGCCCGGATAGCCAAAAACATACTCTACGCCTTCAGCTTTGAGACTTTGCACTATGATTTGTGCACCTGATAATTGCATAACGACCTCTTTTATATGGTTTCAAACCAATAGGGACAAACTGCTTTACCACAGCACCTGTAATGCAATTCCGCCAAGCAGCGATTTAGGGTACGCGCATTGAGGGAACACGGTAACAGACAGACCATCCAATCAATTGGGAAGAAACACAGAGTTTATGAAATGAAAGAGCGTCAACGATAACGCAAACTGAAGATTCAGGCAAGGAAAAATCTTTTACTTTTTAACATTAAATATCTGTGAAATTATTATATTATGATTTATATGAAATTTTATGAATCAGAGAAACAGCAAACAACTACATTGTTGACATTTCACACCCCCATACCGAATACAAAGAACGTACATTACTCCCTTATATATTGCACCCCAGTTAAGGGAGTGTAAAAACTGACTGAAACCCCTTGACAAATTCGATTAACCGATATTTGAGAGGGGTCTAAAATGTCATTCCATCAGGAACTTCAAATAAACCAGACGGCAGACGCGAAGCGTCCGCCGCTTCCTTGTCTAAATAGTAACAACTGCATTGAGACCGCAAACAGCGGCGAAATCAAGCAGTTGCCAAGTCAGTATGAAAACCGTAAAGCGGACACGCTGAACGAGTTTTCCACTTCTTACAAAAAATCCACTACTGCCCTAGAAATGAACGTCAAAGCGTTCATTGAAGCCTTTGGCCTGAATAAAGTCGGCTTTTTAACCCTGACCTTTGCCGATGACGTAACCGATCCGAAAGAAGCGCAACGCCGTTTTCATAGCTTGAGAACCAACTTTCTAAAACGTCACTTTCCTGAATACGTCTGTGTCTATGAGCGCACGAAGAAAGGCCGTATCCATTTTCATTTAATCGTAAATACCCGTGTCGATATACGGCGTTGCCTGAATTTCCGCGAAATCGCCGCAGGCAAATACAGCTCGGCTAACCCCGCACTTCGCCAACTTTGGGCATTACTCCGCGAAAACGTCCACAAATACGGCTTTGGCCGTACTGAACTGTTGCCGGTCAAAACCAATAGCAAAGGTTTGGCGCGATACGTATCCAAATACATCAGCAAACACATCAACAGCCGACTGCCAGAAGACAAAGGCTATCGGCTCGTGCGTACTAGCATGGATAAAAAATCCGTGTGGAAAGTAGCAAACAGCAATTTTGCTTTTGTGTCCAAAGGCTCGAAAGAGTGGAGACGCAAGTTAAAAAAGTGGATTGAGCAGGTAGAAAGCTACCTGAACAGCGTAGCAGAGTGGAAATACCGCGCAGCCTTGCCCAGAATTACACAAGACAATTACAACACAGTCTTGGCCTTTGTCCTAAGCCCGAAATGGGCATTTAAAAACCGAGAAACCATCGTAAATCTGATTTAAACAGAAAGGAAAAAACATGACCCAAGAAACAGAACGCCGACAAGGTATGTTTGTTATCGCCTCTTTTGATCGAATGTTCACGCGTGAACGCAAAAACCAAGACGGCACATTTACAAAAACGCATTATGTCGGCCTGATTATTCGTAGCGAAACCCAAACGCGCCTTTGCGAAGTTCGCACAAAAAACCCTGAAAAATATGAAGGCTACAAGCCTCAACAAATCGTATCAATGCAAGTATTCCCACGAGCATTTAAAGACAACATCTATTTTTCAGACGAAGCATAAACCAGTTAAAGCGGTTCGGCGGCTGCCGCTGTACAGACCCCACCAAGCCGCCTTTTATTAACCTATCCGAAAGGAAAACATCATGAACATCATGAAAAAACTGAAGAATGCCGCAGTAGCGGGAACCCTCGCCTTAGCGTCAGCATCTGCAATGGCGGCTGACAATGAACTGTTGAACACAATCACAACCGAATTGGGTGGATTGAAAGCAGGCGTTGTAGCGATTGGTGTAATTGCTGTCGGTATTGCAATCGGATTTGCCACTATCCGTGTCGGCAAACGCGGCTCCGGTACTGTGGGCTAAGCAGCAAAGGGGCGAAAGCCCCTTTTTTAAGGTGCAAAAAAATGGGCTACCAAGTGGGAAGAATCTGTTATAGGACAGAGCATGAGGCAACAGACGTTGCCATGAGTCAGGTTGTGCCGTCTTTCGACAAAGACGGAAACCTGAACCTGCCGCAGTACAACGGGCGTGATTGGGTGTACGGGCAGCAGACGGTAAAGATGAGTTTCCCATATTGCAAATACGGCGAATACGCCGAATTTGGCGCATATGCGGGCAAGACGATTGCAGGAGCAGCGGAAATAATCTTTGTGATTATTGTCCTTTTAAAGGCAATTAAAACAATCTAGGTGTGTGATGAATGAACCCCGAAACCGAATTTTTAACAGCAGCAATTCCAGGAATGTTTGTAGCGTTGTCGTTGCTGCTTTTGGCATACAAGCAGTAACCGTTCCATTTGCATTTGCAGACGTGGCAATGCCGCCCCCCGCGCAACATCAAAACGCATCATTTCCCAGTGAGCAGGCGTTGCGGAACATGGGCTACAACCCCGATACGGGCGTTTGGCGCGTGAATGCCCAGAATACGGGTAGAGCCGAAGTCAAGAGTGACGGTGCAACGATTACAGGCAGCCAGCCGAAGACCGTAACGGCAACGGGCGTTCACGGGGAAAAGGCGCAGATTGCTACGGTTCAGCGGCAGGATGTCAGTGTAAGCAAGCTTCAGACTGCATCTAATGCCGTAATGGTAGGCATAGGTTTTTCTAATGCGGCAAATTCCGCATCGCCTTTCACTAGGCAAATGGGGGAAAGTATAGCAAAAGGGAATTATGGTAATGCGGCATGGAATGCTGTTCAGGCATTGGCAAATGCCGCGGACGGTTTTTTTTCAAGCCCCGGAAAGTCTTTAACAAATCTTTTTGAAAGCACCGCAAATGGTTATCTTGACGGAAAGGATCAGATTAATTCAGAAAATCAAGATAGAAAAATCAATGCTGCTGCGGCTAAAGTAGCCGCATCTAAGGCGAAAGCCGCCCAAGCCCAAGCCGAACGCGCAGGCGATTTCCGCGCAGCCGTAGCCAACGCAGCGGCAGCAAAGGCGGCAACAGCCGCAGCATCAGCGGAGCAGCAACAATTAAAAAATAATCAGGAACAGCGGAAGAATGAAGAAGAAGCTAAAAAGCGGGGCATGAAAAAATATCAGCTGATTGTTGAAATTGATGGGCAATATCAAAACTATGTTTTTTATTCTCAATATGATTTAAATATTGAAGGCTCTCAAAATACATATACGGCTAATTGGGGGGAGTTCAAATCAACCATTGAGATTGATTTAGCTGGTTCGAAACCATCAAAAATATTAGTTAAAACACCTTCGAATAGACCTGTACATGTTCGTTATAAAGCTTATAAATCTGAAGAATTGCCGGCTGATTTAAAAGGAAAAATCTCACAAAACAACGTTAACGTAAAACCCGAAGACTTCATGCTGAACCAGCAGGAAGTATCAGGCATTTTGAACAAAATGCTCAAAGACCAAAACACCAACCATGCAGAGCTGATGAAACAGCTTGCCAAACTGGGCGGCGTGATAGACAAAGCCACAACCGCAAATAGCTTTGCCCCTGCAACCGCCCTTTCAGCACCGTTCACGCCCGAAGGCTCGAACGTACCGCAACAGACCCTGTTCAAGATCGACGACAAAGGCAACGTAACCGCAACCGCCATACCCCGCCCCGATTTGAAACCCAATAGCAGCCAAGCTCCCGCGCGGCAGCCTATCGTACCGTCACAGACACAAGGACAGAACAACGTACAGCCTGCACCGAATGCACAAACAGGGGAGCAGACCGCGCCAAGCGGACAGCAGAACCGTCTCGAAACGGAATCAGGCGGCAATACCCCTGAAAACTACGATTACGAAGACCTCATAATCCCTGAAAGAGACATAGACCTAGGGAAATTAAAACCCGTTGACGCATTTGCAACAGACAGCGTTTGTCCGTCGGGCGTAAATGTTCAAATGGGCTTGCTTGGCACAATAGACGTTAACTATGACGAAGCATGCCGTATTTTAAGACTGCTTCGCCCGATTATCATACTCGCTACGATAATAACCTGTTCAATGATGGCATATGCAGCCGTCAAGGAGCTTTGACATGTGGGGAAAACTCTTAACCGCCGTTTTAACGACATTCGCCGGTAAAGTCGTCGCCGCCCTCGGCGTGTCGTTCGTTTCCTATGTCGGGCTGAACGAACTTCAAGGCTATTTACTTTCTACCGTACAGCAGCAAATAGGAGGCATTCCTGAAGTTGCCCTGCAACTAGCCTATATCGCAGGTATAGGCGTATGCCTTAATTGGATTTTCGGCACATTTGCGTTTATCGCTTCACTTAAAGCAGTTTCAAAACTGTCGGCATCAATGACGAAAGGATAACCATGTTATATCTGATAACGGGCGTACCTGGTTCGGGTAAGACTCTGAAGATGATTTCAGACCTTATGACGCGTGAAGACCTCAAGAACCGCCCCCTATACCTTGATGGCATTCCCGAAGTTAAAGAAGACGTAATACCGCATTTCCCGATACCCGAAGGGGAGAGCATGCAGACGTGGCACAAATGGGCGCCGACAGGCGCAATACTTGTCATTGACGAATGTCAACGAGTATTCCGCCCACGCCCAAGCGGTTCAAAAGTACCCGATTATGTCGCAGAGCTTGAGACACATAGGCATAAAGGCATTGACATCTTCCTATTGACGCAGCATCCGCGTCTGATAGACGCGAATGTAAGAAACCTGATAGGGTATCATTGCCATATCAGTAAAACTAATCTGGGCGTTCGCCGCATGGTCGAATGGAACGGATGCGGAGACCCTCAAAATCGCAAGAGCATCGCCGAAGGCGTGAAGAGCGTGTACACCTTGGACAAACGTGCATTCGGCGTGTACAAGTCCGCCGAAGAGCATACTAAAATCAAAACAAAGCTATCGCGCGTCGTATATGTAGCCCCAGTCATCCTCGCAGTCATAATCGGTGCAGGCTTCTACCTGTACAGCAGTTGGCAGACCACAAACAAGGCAATCAAAGCCGCGCCGGTGGCGCAGACTGCCGAAACGCTGCCGCCGCCCTATGGCGGAGGAAGCGGGGCGGCAGTCCAAGAGCCGCAAAGCAGCGCAGAGCCGCAGGGGGTCAAGACACAGGCAGAGCAGGATGCAGAACGCAAAGCCGCCTATATCACAGAGGACGACTACCGCCCACGGATTGCAGGCAGACCCGAAACCGCCCCCATTTATGACGGCATGAACAAAGCCGTGAAAACCATGCCGTATCCCGTTGCCTGTGTCAAATCAGAAAACCGCTGCACCTGCTACACGGAGCAGGCAACGCCGATAAAAGACATGCAAAAATCCCAATGTCTTGATTACGTTGATAATGGCATATACAATCCGTACAAAGAAAGTAACCGATTAACGACAGAAACCACGACACCGAAGGCAGAAGCACCGCAAGCCGGCAAAGTCGCTGTTATGGGCGGCAAGCCGCAGCAAAATCTAATGTACGACAATTGGGAAGAGCGCGGCAGGGCTTTTGAAGGAATCGGCGGCGGCGTGGTAGGAGGTGGAACATAATGGCAGCAGGATTTTTACTCGGAATTTGGGCAACACGGTGCTACTACAAAAAGGGCGGATGGGCAGGAGTGAAGAAGTATTTTATATTGCCCGTTGTCTTGATTGAGTTTATAGCCGTCGTTGTGATGTATCTTGGAGACAAATTTACGACTTAACCATAAAAAAACCGCACAGCCCCAGTAACCTTTACCAAGGCAGGGGGAGGATGTCTGTAAAGAATCGTAAAGGCGGGTTTTTGCCTTTATGATTCTTTACGGATACCCCTTGCCGCACCGCCCCCAAATACACTCTGCCCGTGGGCAGGGTGATAGGCGCGTGCCTTTTGCGCCGTTCCCCCTGCCCGCGCGGCGTCGCAAGTGAGACTGGGGGTGTGGGGGCTAGCCCCCGCAAAGCCTTTCAGCCAATGA